CTTTTTAACTTGTCAACATTTTTTTTATTTTTTTTTGTTTTTGTGTGTTCCCTTTAACACTTTTAATTATATGTTATTTAGATTTTAGTGTCAATATTTTTTTTTTATAATTTTTTTTGATATGCTTTGTGTTGCGTTTATGTTTTTGTGCTATGTATTTGTTTTTGATGTGTTGGGGAGTTGTCCTCCCTACATGATTAATATTAACATCTTTTAAATTAATATGCAACACTTTTTTATTAATTTTTAATATTTTTTTTTATATCTCTTTATATTGTTAGCTAAAATAGGTTATACACAAGTAATTCCAATAGGTGTAGGACTTCATTAGCTTTTTATATATGTATATAGACCCATTTTATATTATTGGTTAAAAATAGGCTTAACGCAAGTAATTCCAACGGGTTCGGGATTTTCCTTGAATTTTTCCTTCTATTATATATACATATATAGGTAGATGAGAATGAAATTCATTTACCATTGAAAATGAAAATCAGTTGAAAACGTAAAATTTCCCCGAGATAAAAATATAAAGGGAAAAATTTTCAATCGTAAAAATTCCAGACCTAACAATAACAATGACGATAACAATAACAATAACAGGATATAAGTATCAACGAGGGTAATTCAAACGCCTCTAACACGCTTTAAAACGGGGGCTATTTTTCCACTTCTAAAATTTATTTAAACTTTTTGCGTATTTTATGTATATATTCATACTAATAGGTACATACTATTACTGTTCCTTTAATTTGTGTAATTCAAAATTCATTTATAGTGAGCCTGGTTTTCACGCCTTCTGATACAATCAATCTCATCCAGGTTCACTACTCTTTACTCCCTTCCAGGTTCAGTCAACTTCATTCAACTTTACTCCCCTCACCCTCATTCAACTTTACTCCCTTATCCTCAATGAACTTTACTCCCTTTACAAAAATAAAAGGTAGCCATATTGACTACCCTTCTATCTCAAATATTTCATTATATATCTTTTCAGCTACATCTTTAGGTAAGCCTCTATATAATATAGCACCTATATTATCAAGTATCTCATTTGTAGCGTCTAACTCTTCTTGTAGGAACTTAACTTCTCTCTTTAGTTCCTGGTTCTCTGTATATAATTCTATATTACTATCTCTTAATAATTCGTTTCTAGTTGATGTGTACATTTTATATTTCTCCTTCATATGTATTCATTAAAGTTCTTGTAAGTTCTATTGCATCCTCTTTAGATAATACTACGTTTAAATGTTTATCTCCGTTAGACATTAACATTAATAGTTGTCCGTAATCATCTAACATCACTTTATATGTATCCTCTTTAACAGCGTAACAATCATTCTCATGTAACATCTTAATCATTATTTTTTACCTCCCTATTTAATAAATCATGTATTATTATATGTAAGTCATTTACATTTGCTATTAATCTCTCATATAAGTCCTTATTACTCTCTTTTAGGAAATCTTCATTATATGGTCTAGTTAATCTATAAGCAACATCTCCGTAATCGCCTTTCATGTCTATGACTATTTCACCTATTTTATATTGTTCCATATGTATTACCTCCTAATTACTCGTCCATGTATTCATTGTAGCCAATGTAGTGTAAGGATATTCTAAAAACCTTCTATTGCTGTACTCTTTGTCGTTCTCTTGTAAGTACATATCAGCTACATAGTCTAGTGTATGTACATCATATACCTTCATTATTTTGTTATACTCTTCTGATTCTCTTAAAAATTCTTTATACATTATCATTGTTATTATTCCCCCATAAAATTAATTTACAAGGGAATAGGTGAGATTTATTAATTTCCTATTAATACTTTTATATAATTAGTTATATATTCTACTGTATAGTCTTGTAAAATGTCTTTACCAATTTCTTGTTGTAAGTCGTATAAGTTCTCTAATGGATATTGCCCTATATCTGATAACTCATCTATTAAGTCGCATAGTCTAGCCGGTGATGTCATTTGTTCCATTGTAGTTCTATCTTTTCCAGAATTATATATTGCTATATATACTACTAAATCTAATATAGTATCCTCTATTGATTCGGCTACTTTAGGTTCATTTTGTTTGAGTGCTAGTTGTTCTACTCTATGAATTTTATCTGCTATTCTAACTAGGTCAGCACGATTACCTAATAAAAGTCTTGTCTTGTCTACTGAATTACCATAGTCCTTATTCTTTTGTAGATATAATAAAGTTCTCTCATATACAAATTTATCTAATTTATTCACTTGCTTGTTCCCCCTATAATAAGTTATTATCTGTTAGTACTGTTATAAATTCAGCGTGTGATATTTTCATATCCTCTATAGCATTTAGTATGTTTGCTGTTTCTACTGTTGATAAGTCTGATAGTATTTGCATACCTTCGTTGATTCTATCAGCTACCTCTTTAGCCTCATAACTTAACTGTTTCATTTCCTCGATATACGCCTCATATATTGATATATAAGCCATTACCTTATCTCCCGTATGTTTCATTACTTCAAATCTCCTTTATATAGATGCTTGTAAAGTCCATTTGCTAGTTTGTCTGTCTTGTACATCTTTATACCTTGCTCGTCGTATTCGTCAAAGTGTTTCTTTACTAAATGTTGATAAACCATTCTAAATGATTTACATTTTAATATCATTCCTGTACTCATCCTACTGTAATAAGTTTCTTGTAGGTGATTGTACCATAATCTTATTTGTGAACCTTCACCTGTTTTGCTATCAGCACCCCAAACATTAATGTAAGCTAGTTCACCTTCTTTAACCCAAGTTAGTGCTTGTCTTACTTTAGTGCTAAACATCGGCATTGTTTCAAGTATCTCTTCCATCTCTTCTATTGACATTTTGTTGACCTCCTCTTTACATTATTAATAGTACCACATCTAAAAAGGAAAGTCAACACTTTTTAATAAATTTTTATTGCAAAAAATTCTTTATCGGTTAAGTCGTTTATATCCTTCTTGTTTACAGGATACTTTGTATTATATGTAGATATTCCTTTAACGTATGTACAAAAGTTCTTCCAACCTTCTCTTCCTGCCTCATCCTTATCTAGTCCGTCTATAACTCTACGTACTCCTAATTGAGTTAGGATGTTTAACTGTATTCTCGATATGTGCGAACCTCCTATAGCTACAGCATATCCACCTCTTGACCAAACTGTTAATGCGTCTATTTCTGATTCACATATCCATACAGGGTCGTGTGGTTGCCATGCTGATTGTAATAATTCATATGCACCATATAAGTATGTAGACTTTTTTGCACCTGTACTATTAGCAAATCTCTTCCCCTGTACACTTCTCGCTTTACTCCCTACATAATTACCCTTTAAGTCTCTAACATAAAATATGGCTGATGATGAGTTACTATCGTATCCTATAGGGAATACATTCTTTAATTTATAAGGGTCAACTCCCCTGCTATATAAATAATTCCATGCTGTAAAATTATTTTTTATAAAAGGTAGTATAGAATTTCTATTTATGTACATACTACTATTAGTATCTCTTGATACTGTTACATCAATACTCCTTTTACCACTATAAACGTAATTACCTACTAATTTTCTATATGCTTGATTGTAGGTAATGTTATAACAGTCGCTCACTAGGGTTATAATATCCCCTTTATAACCACAAGTGAAACAATGCACTACTCCCGTTTCTTTATTTATACCAAGGGATGGAGTTCTCTCCATTCCCCCTTTATGTATTGGACATGTACACATTATATCTGTTTCTAACTCATTAACATTATGCAAAAGTCCTGTATCCTCTTGTATTTGTTCTATTATATCCTCCACGTCGGCTGATATTGTAGTTTCTCCAATCTGTAACATAACTCAATCTCCTTTATATATTATTAAAATCTCATACGAATATCATCAATTACTGCTATAACCATATTCACTATAGCCATTAATGTAAACCCGGCTACTAACAATGCTAAACAAATCATTATTGCTGTAATACATAATGCACATACATTTTCCATAATTAAAACCTCCATATATTTTGATTACTTGACCCTCTCCATTTTAGTGATTTATCTTTTAAATCCTCTTCATATCTACCATCAACTAATACATCTATGTAATCGAATATTTCAGTTTTATCCTGGTCAACTAACTCGTCGTAATAATATCCTGTATATAACCATATGTTCAATTCTGGCATCATATCTTTTAATGTCTTAACTAGTTGTAGTACCTCTGGATAGTTATAATCAGTTAGTGGCTCACCACCAATTATTGTTAATCCTCTCTTCATTCCTGTAGTTAGTGTGTTGATAAGATATTGAAGTGTTTCTTTTGTAAACTCCTTACCGTTATTCCTATTCCATGATTGTGGGTTATGACATCCCTTGCATTTATGTTCACATCCACTCACCCAAAGACTAACCCTCAATCCTTCACCGTTATTTATGTCTGCTGTTTTTATGTCTAAATATCTCATTATTCTACCTCCATTTCACCATGTATCACACTTGCAAATTCTTTAAATGCTTGATTTAGTACTTCCTCATTCATACCATAATAGTCCATGATGTCTGGCTGTATTCCTAAACATAATGTACCGTCCTCTTGTAATATTATCTCCATGATTTTAAGTTCTCTCATAATAATCCTCCTATATGTATAAATTAACCTTCTTACAAGATTTAGTATATCTCATAAGAAGGCTTGTTGTCAACAATTATTTTAAATTTTAATTAAAGTGGTCAACCCTTTTTTCTATTTCTCCGAATTTACCTCTATTGACCATGTTTGCCCCTGTTTCTGTAGAAGTATATCCAAGGTATCCACATATTCTATTTATAGATAATATGTTTATACTTCCACATCTAGGACATTGACCTTCTATCTCATCCTGATAACCACAATCAGAACAACTATCAAGTTGTAAGTTTACTCCATAGTATAACCCTAAACTCATCGCATATCTAACACATTCAGTTATAGCTTGTATGTTTTTAGTGTGTGGGTATTCATTGTAAACTATTCTACCACCTGTTGCTATATTAAACATTGGTAACTCTAATAACATCTTTTGGTCTGGGTCAAGTTTTGCTCTAACATCCATGTGGAAACTGTTAGTGTAGTATTCTTTATCAGTTACTCCATCGACTACTCCAAAGTCCTCTTTATCTTTTTCAAGGAATTTGTAACATAAACTTTCAGCAGGTGTAGAGTACATCGCTAGTCTTAATCCTGTATCCTTTTTAGCTTGTTGGATTAGTCCGTCTATGAAAGTAAGTATTTCAGTTCCTAGTTCTGGACATTCATGTATTTGACTTCCTGTTAAAGCCTTTATAGTTTCGTCTAGTCCTATATAACCTATTGACCAAGTGAAAGTATCTATTACTCCCTCTATTGTATCGTCATAGTCTAATTGTATATGGCATCCACCATGTACGAATAATAGTGGGTTAGTTTTAGCTTTAACTTTTCTCATTCTGTTGTAAGTGAATTGATGTACCTTTATAGCTTTATGGAAGTTTTCAGTTATTAAGTTATAAAATACATTCATATCTCCATTAGCTTTTAATGCAAATCTAGGTAAGTTTAATGTTACAGCCCCACAGTTACCTCTACCTGTAAAGATTGACTCACCGTTTTCGTCTTGATATTCTGAAAGGAACGCTCTACAACCCATTGGTGATATTGCTTTACCTGTTCTATGGTATACTTCTCCAAGGTATCCATTATCTAGTGATAAATAGTCTGGATACATACATTTACTTGAAGTGTGTATTGCTGATTTAAACACGTCCTCGTTTTCCATACCTTCACCATGTATTTTATCAGTATATAAGAATACTAATTTAGGATATACAGCCGGAACTCCCGTTTGTCCTAACCCTTTACGTCTTACTTGTAATAAAGCCTCTGATACCATCTTACCAAATCTAGTTGTATCAAGTGCGAATGTAAATGTTATAAATGTATCATTAACCATGTGTAATGAATGTTCTATAGACTCTAAACCTTGTATTAAGTCCTTCATAGTCATATCGTCGGCAAACTTATAAGCATCTATATCTGTACCATCTACCATTTCAAAATAGTGTACCCAAGACTTTTTAACATACGGTGCTAATATACTGTCTACCTCTGGTACTGTAAACCCTCCATATTGGTTTAATCTACCACTATTTATTATGTCTAACATCATTGTACACGCTGTTCTAACACTATTAGGTTCGCTGTATGCTACTCCTTTATAAGTGAAACCACCTTTTAATACATTTGCCATATCAAATAGACAACAGTTTATTGAACCATATAATCTATCCCTTAAATCATGGATGTATATATCTCCATCTTTATGTGCTTGTGATGCGTCTTTTGGTAATTCATAGTCTAGCATATTTCTCATCGAGAATATTTCACCAGAAATTGCTTTTTGTGCTGATATTAGGAAACCATCTCTATTAGCGTTCTCGTTATCTCCATGATGTAATAGTTGTTCAGTTTCTCTTAACATTTCCTCAAAGTGTTCATTCATTTTCTTTTTGTATCCTCTAAATGATGCGTACTCTTTTGCAAGTATAGGATGTACTTCATTTAATGTAAGTTCTACTATCTCATGTAAGTCCTTAACCTTTATGTATCTAACAGCGTCTTGACCTTCCCCAACTAACTTAACTAATATACGTTTTATTATATCATCATGTTGTCTAGTTGATATTTCTATATTACATCTTAAAGCTGTTTTGTTTATTGCCCTAACTATTTTATTAGTGTCAAATACCTCCATTGACTCGTCTTTTTTAATTACCTTTACTATGTCTAGTTTCATTATTTACTTCCCCCTTTATAAAAATTTAATATTTGTTCTGCTATTTGTATAGCATCCTCTGGACTTATAACTACTGATGTTATTACGTCATAGTCTGCATCGTCAATCCCTATATACATACTATGTTCTCTTGCCTCAATAGTGTATGTATCACCAGGAAAGTTAGTGCATTGTCCTTGTATTTGTATATTGTTAGTTTTAACTACTTTCATACTGTCCTCCCTAAATCTATAGTTAGGGTATGGCTAGAAACCATACTCCTCTCCCATTTGTTCTAATTCTTCTTCATTTAACATAGGTTCGATTATACCTTTATCTATATCCCACTTTAGTAAGACATCAACATTTTTACCACCGAATCTATTCTTTTGAAGTGCTATCTTTAGTATACCACTATCATACTTTAATGACAAGGCTCTAGTTGAGTCTTGCGATACAGCATCCGAATATTCTACATGATGTAGTTTAGGTGCATCCTCTTTAGCCTTCTTATCCTTTTCAGCCTCTCTATTAGCTTGTGCCACTACTACCCAAGGCATTTGTAGTCTTTTAGTTGCTAACATTATGTCTGATGATATGTTTGTATATCTGGCTGTTTTATTTTCTGTTCCTCTTCCATCATCTAATAGTGATAGTTGGTCAAGAAATACTATGTCTACTCCTAACTCTTCGGCGATTGCCTCTATTTGTGGTACAGTAGGCTTTTTACCTCCAAAGTCTGTAGGAGTTACTACATGGAATCCACTACCTTCCGATAAGCTATTAGTGTAATTTTTATATACAGCATCTACATCCTCATGCCCCATTAACATGGCTGTATTAGATATGTTTCTGTATAGTGTATCAAATCTATATCCCATCATTAACGCTGACATCTCACCTGCATAATATAAAACCTTCTTGCCACTTTTCCATGCCTGTACAGCTAAATATTCGGCTATCCATGACTTACCTTCGTTAGTTCTGGCGAATAATACTATGTAATCCTCTGGTAGCCATCCACAAGTAGCATTATCTAATTCTGGTATACCTGTAGTTATACCCAATAATCCACCTGCTGAAACTCTATTTTGATAATCTGTATATCTTTCTTTTGCGTTGGCAATAATATCAGTACCAACTGATTTTTTAAATTGTATTGTACTTCTAACATCCTGTATTGCACCCATTATGTATTCAGTAGCATCTACAGAGTCTTTTTGCATCTTATCTCTAAACTTGTTTACTATCGGTACTATACGTTGGAATAATGTTGCCTCTCTTAATTTATCGGCTAAATATGCACCACTCTCTTGCACATCAAATATTGGAAAGTCTTTGAATGTATTGCTAAAAGTAACTACATCCGGTATAACTCCGTATTGATTTTTATGTTCTATTATAAAATCTACTTGCTCCTTATTAGATAAGAAGTATGTTGGTTCTAAACCTTCTTTATTTATTAAGTCTAACGACTTGTCCTTTAATATTTTATTTATTGCTTGAATTTCTACATTATACATAACTCTTGTTCTCCCTTAAAATATATTATATTGTACGTCTGTCTGCTCCGACTAATTTTATTTGTTCAGCACTTCTAACTCTCGACTCTATTCTTGAACCTAGTCTATCTCCTAACTCAAATGGAGTTAAGTTTGAAGTATATATTGTTGATAACATGTTTGTGTATCTATGGTTTATTAGGTCGTATAGCCTCTCGCATACATATTCACTAGGACGTTCAGCCCCTATATCGTCTAATATTAATAACTTACATTTCATAGCTTGTTCTTTTAATCTGGATATATCCTCACTATACTCTGAATATTGATTTCTCATAGCCTCTACGAATAGTGATACATTTAGGTAAAGCACTTCGTCCTCTAAATCAGACTTCGCTACTATTTTTCTGATATATTGGTTCATTATTTTACTTGACCAGGTTGTCTTACCATTTCCTGTATTTTCGCTATATATGTATAAGCTATCTCCATTATCAACTCTATCAACTACATTGTCTAAATAGTCTTTTAGTTTTAGAAAAGCCTCTCTATCAATTTGTTCGGGTCTTAACGGAATGTTATATCTATATCTCATTGGTAAATTAGATTTATTATATAACGTATTTAACTTCCACCAGAAGTCGCATCTTTCAGTACATTTAGGCGTACCGTAACCTTTACAATAATCTTTTGCGTAACATTTTTTAGTATTCATAACTCACTATCTCCTTTATATATTTAGTATACCTCATCCACTAACTGATTGTCAACAACTTTTTGTTCTCTAACTTCGGATGCTCTAATTGCTTGTTTTATTTTAGGCATCGCAAACACTATCCCTCCCCAAGTAGGAGACAAGTATGTCGCTGTCTTTATTTGTTTTTCAAATATTCTTATATATGTGTATATAATTACTAATTCGTCTCTACCAAACGACTTATGTGTTGGAAATATTTTCTTTATAGCTTGTTGGTCTACCTGTAATCTAGTAGTATATGTATAACCGAACTCCCTACAGAAATGCTCAAAAGCATATGCAAACTCCTTGAAGTTATATGTATGGTTTTTAGTGTTTATCTTTTCAACCACTTCTTGCATAGTTTGCTCTTTTGATTTTACTTTACGTTTGTTTTGCTTAATAACAAGATTTCCCTTTTCAAAGTCTATTATGTACTTCTTACCAAGGTCTCTATCTTTATATGGTTCTAGCATCTTTATTAGTTCTGCTACTGTCAACTCAATCTCCTCCTTTATATCCTACTTACGTAGGAGGGAGTTTCCTCCCTATTCTTCTTCCTCTACTTCCTCACACCAATCCTCATGTATGATATACTCACCTATTTGACCGTCTATTACTTCCATGCCATCACAAACAGCTACCCATGAGCGTAACGCTGACTCTATTACCTCTTTGTTTTGTACTGCCTCAATAACATCCTCTAAAAATAAGTCTTGTCTAAATATTAATTTCATTTATAAGCCCCCTATCCTTGTATCTTTTTAACTCTTCTAACTAACTCTTCTTCTAATAGAGTTTCACATTTCTTGAATTGTTCCATTATTTCACTTTTCTTTAAAACAGAATCTAGGTCAGTATTCTCTAATAACATTCCGTTATCTATTCTAGTCCATGTTCCGTTTATTTCTACTGTCATTCCTAATTTTACTTCTAATTCTTTTATTTTGAAAGCCATCTTATAATTCCTCCTCTAATTCATAAACTTTATCCTCTAAATAATCTATTGTATCCTCTAGTGAACTTATCTCCATTTCTAGGTCAGATATATCACACTCTAAATCTAGTAGGGCTATCTTTGCCTCCTCTAGTTCAACTTGTAGTTCGCCTCTCTCAACTTTAAGTGCTGAAATCTCATCCTCTAACCTTCTTATGTACTTGTCTCTTAAATGTATTTCGTCTTTAAGTCTATCCCTATCTTTATTTAGTTCTGCTATTGTAAACATCATGTCCTCCTTTAAATTTATTATTGTTCCCTCTTACAATATTAATTATACATAGGTACTAAAAATAAGTCAACACTTTTTATAAAAAATTTTTAAATAAAATAAAAAGAAGTTAGTGTTACCTAACTCCCCTTAAATATATCTCTATTCTATCTACTTTATCCATGTCTCGTTTATATTCGTTACAAGTCTCTAATTGATGTCTTGTATTATCGTAATATATACAATGAAGTGTTTTACTCTTTTTAGTATTATACTCTCCATATGTACATGTAGCACAACAATTTACTATCATGTCTAACCCTCCTTACGAACATAAGTTAGAATATGTAATAATAACCCTACTATAAAGTAATCAAATTTGTTATTACCATTATTAAAAAATATGCTTATTATAGTAAACATGTAAAATATTAATGCACCTGTTGGAATAACTATCCTCATATTGTCTCCTCCTATATAAATGGATACTCATATCTCCATCTAGTCCTCTTTTTATATTGTTCTATTTTCCTACAGTTATCTCTAAACCATTGTATAGGTATTGATTTCTTACCTTCAAATGCTTGTTCTAGTACATCACCAGGAACTAAATAAGTTTCGTCAAATGTTCTAAAGTTGATAACAAAATAAGCGTGTAATCCTAGTTTAGATGCCTCGGATAATATTACTAATTGATGTTCTCTTATATTGGCTTTTGGTAGTCTCTTCTCTTTTGTTGTTTTAAGTTCTAATAAGTATCCTGCATGTTTAGATAAAAGAATATAGTCGGCAGGGTTTTTCCCATAACCCTTACCGTCTTTTAATCTAACAAGTAGCATATTGTCTGGACAACTTTTAGCAAAGTCATTTTCAAAAGCCTTCCCCACTTTACTACTTACATTCGCCATCTTGTATCCCCTTTTCTAGTTCGTCTATCTCCTTACATATTGCTTTATATGTACAGAACATACATTCAGACTTATCACTAGGAGGTACTTCCTCTTTAGCAACACATTCGTCAACTAACCTTAACTTATTTATAACAGTTTCTTTTATTTCCTCTGGTATTTTATATAGTATAGGGTAGTGGCTAGTGAAGTCTCTATCCTCATAGAAGTATAGTATGTGGTCAACTCCTAAACATAATGCGTATGCTGTTGCTTGTAGTATATGTGGTCTTAATGGTTTCTTGTCTTTTCTAATAGATGCTAACTTCTTACATGAAGTAGTCTTTATCTCGAATATTGCCCTAATACCATCCATCTCAACAAGTCCGTCAGCCTGGAAGTATAAGTTGTAGTCGTGGTTTACACATCTAGCCTCTGTTTTATCCTCGTTCCAATGTAAGAACTCTGATTTTATCCCTTTAGCTTGTGCATCCTTAACAGCTGTTGGTATATCAATATTCTTTATGTAGCCTTGTTCCTCCATCTTAAATAATACATTCTGTATTCTCTCATGTCTATCTGTTCCAGACTCTAATATACCTACAGAGTTATATATCCAAGGATTCTTTAAATCAACTTCGTCTTTAGGTGCATGTGTTCTCTCAAAAAATATATTTCTTGCACATTTCCCTAATGAACTAGGTCTAGTATATGCACTAGGATAAGGTTGCTCCTCCTTACAAGTTAATAATGTTTTGTTGTAATTCTCTAGGAACTTACATTCAAAAGCCCTCGGACTTGCAAATTCTTTTAATAAACTATCTAACGTACTCATTTAACTCCCCCTCTATTTCCTCTAAAATCTCCTCTAAACTTTTTAAAAACTCTAACTCGTTTGTTGCATGTAATGTCTTTAATAACTTGTTGTTGTAATATTCCGTTCTCTCTTCCCCCGAATATTCCTTAATTGCTTGTAATCCCATACCCAACGCTTGTAATATGTAGTCTTGCTGTTCATTGTTCAATATTTGTTGCATTATAAATTCCCCCTTTACAATATAAATCATATCATAAAGAAGGAACTTTGTCAAGCATTTTATTTAATTTTGTTCGTACTATTCCGAACATTTTATCTCGTCAAGGCAATCATCACCCGACCAAACTCTCGATACCTCCACATCACATTTCTGTTTAGTACCTAATAATTTCATGGCTGTATCCTTCATAACCTCTGGTAGTAGTTCAGACATTTCAACAGCAACCTCATCCCTACATTCTATAACCATCTCATCGTGTATTGTCATTAAGATGCTACCACCTAATTCCTTGAACCTCGGATTATTATATAGGTTTACCATAGCTAGTTTCATAACGTCTGCTGAACTTCCCTGGATTCTAGCATTTAGGCATTGTCTTGATGCCTCTTGATATAGATAGTTTTCCTTGTCTAGTCTCATGTTAGGTAGTCTACGTTTCCTTCCTGTTATAGTACATACATACCCTAACTTTTCAGCCTGGTACATACTTCTAGTTATGATTTCTTTTATTGACGGAAACGACTTATAGAAGTTGTCTATTAGTTCTTGACCCCACTTTGCATCACGTCCAAACTGTTCAGCTATTGCTTTTGCACCTCTACTATACATTATACCTAACAGTACCGATTTAGTTTGTGTTCTTCTATCTTTACCCTCTGGCTGTTTCTCTCCCGTTTCTGGATGGAACTCTAAACATTGTTCATATGGTACATTAAATATTAAACTAGCCATACTTGCATATATGTCTATACCATCATTGAATGTCTGTAACATTGTAGGGTCTTGTGATACTGTCGCTAGTATTCTAGGTTCTATTGCACTAAAGTCTGAACCGATAAACACATGTCCTGGTCTAGCTGTAAATATTTTTCTTATATCTTTATTTCTTGAAGGTATTTGCTGTAAGTTTATTTTGTGTACAGGATGGCTTGAACTAAATCTACCTGTCTTTGCACCTAACTGATTGAAGTTAGTGTGTACAGCATTTGTTTTTACCTCTCTAGCCTCTGGTATTTTCACTATGAATGAAGTTAATAGTTTAACTGTTTTTCTCCACTCCATAAAGGCTTGTAGGAACTCTTTTTGTCCTTTACTTACTTTATCACTATCTAACCATAGTTGTTGTTGTTCTTTTCCACATGACATCGGGTCTCTTCTATATAGTTTAGGGAAACCTAATATATCAAAGAATAAATACTTTAATTGTGGGGAAGAATTGAAGTTAATTAGGTCTTGATACTTTGTACCTTTTAACTTTTTATTTTTAGCTTGTTTTGCAATTAGTTCTTGTAAAGCTGTATGATTTTTAACTTTATTGGCAAACCTAGTATATATAACATCATATAAATACTGTTCCTGGTCAAGTGCCACTTGTTCATATTTAACCTCTAACTCTTTAGCGAATTTAGTATCTATCTCAACACCCTTTAACTCCATATCACATAATACAGGAAGTAACGCCATTTCTATATCTCTAAATACTTTATATAGTTGTTTGAAATCTCCCCTATCATGGTTAGGGTTTAGATATTGCTTTTGGAATTTATAAAGTGCATATGTTTTAGTACCATCATTTGCCCCGTATACTTCGGCTAAATCTAATGGAATGTAATTAAATGGAGTCTTTTCAAATAAGTCTTTATATGATTGTTTGTCCTTACTTTTAGTAATATATTTTGCATATAAAGGTTTAAGTCCATGTGTTGGTTCATTCTCATTTAATACAAAAGCACCTATTAAAGTATCCCAATACATATTATTAGGTTTTATGTTCCATCTATACATTAAGAACTTTGCATCGAATTTGATATTATGGTTTATCCAATGTGCATTACTTTCCATTAACCTTGTAATGTGTTGTTTCACAACAGCAACTTCTAGTTGCCCTGGTAGTAGTTTATTGTATATATCAGTATGTAGCATAGGTATGTATGCTGGTTCTTGACTAGGACTATATAAACATACTCCAACTATTAAATCATTAAACGGGTCTAACCCTGTTGTCTCTATATCTAATACATACTCACCATCATTGATACATTGATTTATGTATTGTTCTAATGTAACTTGCGTGTTTAGTAGTATACCCTTCTCCTCTGAATGGATAACCTCTCTTGCATTATCTATTACTTTAGTGTAAGCATTTTTTAATCTAGTAGTTTGTGTTTGGAATTCTTTTCTCCCAACTTCTTGTAATAATTGTATTTGATTTTTCATACTCTCTACTGTTCTATCTATACATATTTCTAATTGTCTTTCCATAACTCTTTTATCTCCTTTAACTATTTATTTAACTGTTCTATCTGTTTATGTAATAATTCTATTTTAGCACATACTCTCTCGTAATCTGATAATCCTGTAGTAGTTAAGATTTCTCTTTTAACTAATACTTTTAATGCTTGTTTAAAATCTGAAAAGTAACCGTCTGTTCTCCAATTACCATTTACTGTTTTCTTTTGTAATAATAAATTTCTATCATCCTCTGAAACTATTCTATAATTATCTGTTATAAACATTTCTCAATCTCCTTTAACTTATTAGTATTGCCTCTTACAATAATAATTATACATAGACTAATAATGCTTGTCAACACTTTTTATAAAATAATTTTTAGAAAAGAAAAAGATAGGTATTTCTACCTATCCCAAGTCTTTAAATATATTATTTGGAGTGAGTTATGTATTTCAAAATGAAAAACTGTATGTGTAGTGCCTAACCGAAGTTAAGCACATTATTTACTTATTTTAGAAGTCTGATTCTGTTGATTCAGTTACCTCTTCTTTTTTGCCCCATGTTACTTTACCCTCTAACATAGCCTCTTTTTGTTGTTCCATTGTTAAGTCTAATATTAATTTGAAGTTTCTACCTGTTATTTCTGGTATTTGTAATTCGTCAACATTAACATCAACTTGTGTTGGGTCATACATCATTGTGTATTTAGTATCTTTTGATTTAGCTTTTCCACTTCTTATTATTTCAAAAGTGTGTTGCGATAAATCTCCATACTTACCTAACATAACTTGTAAGTCTTTTATTTGATTTATTCCTCTTTCCCAAAGTTCAACTTGTTTAGTCTCTACATTGTAAAGTGGTAACATGATTTTTAATTGTCTTTTTATTCCAGCGTTACAACATTCGCATTTGTCGTCCTCACCTGGATTATTTAAACATAATACCTTGTTTTGGTATCCATTGATTTCTACCATGTGTAATGGTTTAGCAAACTTTAATATATCTTGTTCATTACGAAGTAATATTTTTACAGTCGCTTTATCTCCATCATCTTTTAATGAGAAAAACTTAACGTCGTTAAATCCTCCACTAGATTTTTTTCCTTCAAAACTTTTTAATAGTTCTTGTAAATTCATTTTAGTATTCCTCCATTTTTTGGTTATTTAGTTTTTGTTACAATCATTAGAATAATTTTTTTTTGTTATATGTATTGGAAATATCTCTCACCTTATTCCCTATACATATATTGTAGCATAGATTTAAT